TGCACGTCGAGCGCGCGGAACGGAACGATCAGGTCCTCGTACTCTACGACCTCGACGCGCGGAGCGTCGTACTCAATGATGCGCCGGCGCACGCGAGCGGTGATCTCGTCCACGAACTCGCTGCGGACGAACTCCACTTCGGCCGACAGCCGCCGCCGGTTCTCCAAGAACTCGACGTACCACTTGGTGCCGATGCCGGTTTCGGCGTCTAGCGCCATGGCCAAGGTGTCGGACGTGAACGCCGGGTCCATGTTCCCACGCGCCGCCGTGAACGACAGGAGCGCCCGCTGCAGGTTGTTGGCCCCGGGCGCACCGAAGATGTCGACCAGCAGGTCCAGCATTGTGCGCAGTCTGGGAGCATCCACCGACGCTCCGGCATGGTCCACGTCCCCCGTGTCCCACATGGTCTTGAGCGTCCACGGCTCGATCGTGGACCGCCACTTGCGGTCCCAGTAGATCTTGACATATGACACGCCATCGAGGACAGCGTTGCGGAACCACGCCTCCGTGGTCAAGTACAGGCACGCGATATCGTAGTTGAGGCCCCAGTCCAGGAATGTCTCGACGTCGTTCGTGTCCTCGGGCATGAACTCGTCGGCTACGCGCTGAACCTGCACGACCGGCGTCATGCCCCAGAACGCGTTCACGCACTTGGGGACGAGGGTCTCGACCTTCTCCAGGATCACCGGTAGATGGACGTCGGATGCGCCAGCCCACGGCCCTTTTACTGGGGCCTTGTCGCCGTAGTACAGCGACCGCGCGAGGCGGATCTTGGCCAGGCGGTGCTGCCGGTCCTCTACGTCGCGCTCGATGAGCCGCACGAACCCGCGCCCGCGCTCGGATCGGAAACTGTCGTCCAGCTGGATCATCAGTCCGCCACCACCAGTTCCACGGTCGCAAGGTTCGTGGTCGACTCGTTCTGGAGGTACAGGTGCGTCACCGAGCCCACCAGCAACAGCGCTCCGTTCTCAGCAAGCGGCCACACGTTCCCGATCGCGTTGACCGCCACGTTGATCGCACGGTCCGATTCGACGAACAGCACTGCGCCCGTCGACACGCCGGCCATGTCCACCTCTTGGGGCACGGCCATGTTGGTGGCGAGGACAACGCGCTGGTGCGTGGATTCCGTGTAGTCGGTGTCGTCATCGTAGTACGTCTGGTCGTACAGTACCGCGTCGTTCCGCGTGAGCTTCACGCGCGCGCGCACCGTCCGTTTCAGCACGTCAGCCATGCCTGCGTCTCCTGTCGTACCCGGTGTGCGTGCCCGGGAGCGCGATCACGCGCCCGTTGTGCGGTTCGTCCTCGGTGTCTGGCAGGTTGCGCGTGTAGGACGCTAGCAGCCTGTAGTTCAACTTGCCCTGGAAGTAGTAGCGCAGCAGGTCGATGAAGTCGTCGTTCGACTTGACGTACTCCTGGCGCTCACCATGAAGGTCCCGCAGCTTGCTGCTCTGCCACTCGGCGTGGATGAAGTTCATGAAGTTCTGCTTCACCGGCCGACACGTGTTGAACACCACCAGCTGGGGCTCGGACCACTCGTACTTGTCGCACTTAAGCGCCTCGTGGATCGCGTCGTATCCCGCCGCCGCGTTGCGCTTCTGCGCCAGGAGCGTCTGGATGCCGTGTTCCGCGAACGCGCGCCGGATCGTGAGGCCACTCGTGGGCTCGTTCTCCTGGGCACTCGTGTCGATGATCCGCGCGGCGATCGGCTCGTGCCAGGTGCGCCCGTCTTCCTCGCGGTGCGTCTCCGCGTCGTGGATCGCGCGGGAGACATCCCGGATCGTGCGGAGCTTCGCGTCGAACAGCGCCCGGTATGCGAAGACTTGGTCGTCAGGACTGATGGCTAGCCACAGGACCGCGATGGGCTTGCGCGGATGCGGGTCGATCAGACATACGCGCGGCCAGGTGCGTGGGATCGGAAACGGGTCCACCCAGAACGGGGGACGCGGTTCCCAGGTCTTGTAGACGCGGCCGGCCAGGTGTAGGAAGTTCCCGTGGAGACGCGCTTCGAGTTCGTCTTCGCGCAGGTCCCGCAGGAAGTCCTCGATCGCCTCGCGCGGGAGGTACCCGCCGCTGTCTACGCAGTTGTCCCAGACCGAGAACTTGTACAGCCGGATCTTGCCGTCCTTCTCGTTGGCCCGCTCAACGATGATCTCGTTGATCCACGGCTGCGAGAGGGGCGTGAGGGTCATCCACAGGTGCCCGCTGAAGTCCACGAGTCCGCGTCGGAGGGCTACGTACTTACGGTACCCGCAGGGTTCGTCGATCCACACGTAGTGGCCGTTCTGGCCTTCGAGCGCCATGTCGTCCTGCTCGTCTGACAGGCAGTAGATCAAGGAGCCGTTGGTGAGTTCGATCTCGGTCACAACGCCGCGCGCGTTCTTCTTGACCGACTTGATCATGTCGCTAGGGAGCCATTCCTGCAGCTTGGGCCAGATCGTCTGCTTGATGGCCTGCTCGTAATTCTGCGCCAGGATGCGGCCCACGTTTGGCACTGGGATCGGCCGGCCATCGGTGAGCCGGACCACCCGATGCGGGTGATCCTGGGGTAGCCACGGACGATATCCGAGTGCGTGTGCCACGACTTCGGCAGCACCAGCCACGGATTTGCCAGACCGGTTCGAGCCAAGAATCAGCCGCACGGACGCGTCGTCGTCGTCGTGGAAGTTCTGCCCGTCCGCGCGCGGGAGCGGACGATAGAACGCGATCTTGGCCGTGCGGTACATCGTCTCCAGGGCATCCAGTTCCTGGAGGAGGCCGTGGAGATCAGCTATCGAAGGGGAACTGTGCGGGGACATCTTCGATCTCCGCTTCTACGACCTCGTGGGCGGCCGTTGCTTCCGCCACCCGCTGCGCGAGGTCTGGGGCTTGCTGCTCGAACTGGAGGTCCAGTACCCGGAGCCGGGAGATCCTGGACTTGATGGCGTCGAGCGCAGCCGCCGCGTCTTCCGGGAGCGGCACGCCAATCCCGCCGCCGGTGGCTTCGCGGAGCGTCTTGATGTGGTTCGTGATCGCGGCTTCTTTGTCCACGAGGATGGCGAACGCCGTGACCTTCTGCATGACCGACGGGCCGTACTCCTTCATGGAGGTGACGTTGCCGTCAGCATCACGTTGGTAGACCCGTTCTGACTTGAAGTCCTCGGGCTTGATGTTGTCGAGCGCCTTGAGCGAGAGGTCGTGGACGCGGCCGGCTAGTTCCTCGGCCGCGTGGGCACGGGCCTTCGCCAGCGCACCGTTGGTCCGGGCCGCCACGACGATCTTGTGGACGGCGGAGACGCTCAGGCCGACAATCTCGGCGGTCTTGGTCTGGTTGCCCGTGATGGCGAAGGTCTGGAGAACGACTTCCTTGTCGACCGGCGAGAGCGCCTTGCCCCGGAGACTCCGGCGGGACGGCTTCTGCGGCGTCTTCGCACGGGATTCGGACGGCGGGATCTGGTCAACGTGGCGCTTGCGTGGCATCTGATCTCCTTGCCCGGCAGTGCCGCGCGGTTTCCGGAGACGACAGCACCGGCCGCTCCACCGCTCGTCAGACTTCGCGGGCTCATCGCGGCCGGCGGTGTCGGGGTGCCGCACAGTCGCCTCCCTGTGCAGCGCGCCCGGGAGAGCGTAGGCGTTCCCACGATTGCCCGGGCATAAACCGACGATTCGCCAGGCGGGCTCGTCGGGGGCCTTCGAGGGCGAGGGGCGCACAAGGGCGGACTCGAACCGCCGCGCGTACTCTACCAACTGAGCTACTTGCGCAGCCACCAGAACAGGTCAAAGAGGTAGGCGACCACAGCGACGACGAGGCCGAGTTCTAACATGACACCCCCTCCTCGTGTTGACGGGGCGTACGTGTCGTCCGGACGTGTCGAAACTGCAGTAATCGTACGACATGCGCCGTTTCTTGTCAAGCCCTTTTTTGTCCGTGCGGCCCGGATTCGCCGCAAGCACCAAGGCCGCACGGGCTTACGGCACCCGCAAGCTGCAAGCACCACGCCCCCCATCCCAGGTTTCAACCCGCTGGGAGGGTTGGCCCGGAAACCGGGCCGGTGGGCGCGTGGCTGGGAACGTGGTACGGCCGCGTGGAACGTGGCACTTGCAGCGCAAGGCCGCATGGGTGCCCCCTTTGTAGCGGGGGGCCGTTCGCCTGGATGGTTGGGCGGGCGCTACGCGCAGGCGCAGGCCCCCTGGGGGTTGATCCTGATTCTCAATATCGGGGGCCGGCCCCCGGCCCGCTGATACTGATACTAGCTCTCAGTCTCAAGCCCCCGGCCCCCGCGCCTCTGATACTGATACTAGCTATCAGTGCCGGCCCACTGCAATCAGTGCCAGGGTCGTGGTCATTGCATCTTGCAACGTGGGGCTAGTTGCTTGCAGTTTGCAATGCTAGGTGCTTGTAGCTTGCAACTGATTTTGAAAGCTAGTTTCACATTCAGAAGGTAGTGCATTCTGCAAGCACCAAGCCCCAAGCCCTTGCATTCTGCAAGCTGGCGTGCATGTTGCACGTACCACGTTCCAAGCCTATGCAATATGCATGCCAGCGTGCCTGCACCAATGCATTCTGCACGCTTGGGGCGTGGGGCTGGCATGCTCGGGCAGAATGCATGGTCCTTGCGCCATCATAAGGAACAATGCGCCATGACAAGGCCGCACGGGTTACAATACGCTATGGCCCCGGGCATATTGCACGGATACCTCGGGCATATTGCGAATTGGATGTTCCTTCTTGTGTCTTGTCGCTCCCCGTGATATCCTATTGTTCCTGGCACGTAGGCTGCTATGGGGTGGGTGCCGGCCCGAACGGGGCCGGGGCCAGCGGGGCCGGGCCAGACGGCCCCCGAACCGGGAAGGACGGGACGCTGTGACGCACCAATTGGCCCAGGCCATTGCGGCCGGCCGCACGGCCCCGAAACCACCGGACAGCGACCGGCCGGACCTTGTCCTGGCCGACTGTCGAGACGGCGACCGGGAGCCCTGGCACGGTCGCATTGCCCAGTGGATGCGGCCCGCGCCCCGGCGCGTGCCCAAGCACGGCCGGTCGCTCGTGGTCCGGATGGCGCATCGGTACCCTTACGGGCCGGGGCGCACGTGGTAGGCGTAGGGGCCGGGCAGCCGGCCCCGTGCATCCTGCACGTACCACGCGGCAAGCTGCACGGTCACGCGGCACGATCGGGAACCGCCCGGTATTGCCGGGCATGGCACGGGAGTTGCAGAGGATGAGACAAGCGCTGGCCGAACAGTGGCAGGCCGCGCTGGCGGAGGAACGGCGCTTGGAGCGCGTGACGTTCCGGCCCGAACCGAACCCGGCAGACGTGGCCGCCTACAGACGCGCCGCCTGGAAACGGGCGAACTTGGAGCAGGCGCTTGTGGCTTGCAGAACGTGAGCGGACATGAACTTGTGCGACATCCTGTCAGACGTGCGCCTGTACGGTGACGCGCGGGCGCTCGGACACACGCACGGCGCGGAGGTCCACTTGAAGCGGGTCACGCGCGCGCTGTACGCGCTCCAGGACCGGCTCAACGTGGCCGAAGAGGCCGCCAGACGCGGAGGACGGACCCATGAGGACGTGGACGATGGTGGGTAAGCCGGAGGTGCGCAAGCACATGGCGCGGTTCGCCCGCGCGGCGCGCATGCTCCCGGCCCCGCTGATCGAAACGCGGCGGGAGAAGCACGTCGAGATTCGCGTGCACATGCGCGCGATCGCACGCCGGGCCGGCTGTATCCGGCGCGGCTGAGAAGCGGGCGCACAGCGCCCACGGTCAAAACCCGAACCACGAAGGGAGGTGACTTCCCATGATGAAACTCACCAACGAGCAGCGCAAGCACCTGCGGGAGGTTCTCAAGACCACCGTGGGACAGGTGCGCAACTCGATCGAGAGCGAGCGCAACAAGCGCGCGGAGGGCGTGGTGGCGGAGTTCGTGGCGAAGTCTCCGAAGATCGACGCCAACATCCGCAAGCTGGCCACCCTGCGTGCCGAGTTGTCGGCGCTGGTGGAGGCGCACGAGAAGGCCGTGGAGGTCCTCAAGCGCAAGATGCGCGTTCTCAAGGACGCCTTCGACGCGGACGGGCTCACCGTGAACATCGAGGACCGCAACGACCGCTGCCGGACGCGGTACCACTCCCGCAACGAGTACGAGGGCGTGGTCGTGCTCGACGCCGACACGCAGGCCACCATCGAGGTGGACGCCTGCAACAAGAAGGCCGCCGCTGCGTACGTCCAGGGCCGGTTGGCCGAACTGTACGACGCGGAGGAGCAACTCGACAAGCTGGTGACGCTGGCCGACGAGACCATCGCCGTCAGCGAGTACCCGGACCCGGTGTCCAGCATCCTGGAGCGTATCCGGGCGCTGGAGCAGTAGCAGGAGGTGCGCCATGCGCGCGCTTCTGTGGTACACTACCGGCGAGTGGCAGGACGTGAAACCTGTCGGCCAATTCGCCCAAGTGGACCGGCTCACCATGCGACTGGCTCCTGGCGGAGCCGTGGACGTGATCCACAACCCGGACAACGATCCGGTTCCGGTGGTCTGGTACGGGACCGCGTGTCCTGACTACGCAAACACGTTGAGGGGGTGACAACATGAAGAAGACCTACGAAGAGGACCGCACGACGGTGTTCGAGGAAGACGAGAACTACGTACCGCCGCCCAGCAAGGTAGCAGTCATCGAGATCGGCTGCAACCGCTGGCTGCGCGGGCGCATGTGGCCGAACCGTCCGTACATCACCATGGACATCGTGGTGGCGCGGACGCCCGAAGAGGCTGCCGAAGCGCCCGGTGCGCACACTCCGTCAGCAGAGGGCGGAGAACACGTCTGCCTGATCGGGCTATCCAACCGGCTCGACCTGGACACCTTGGTGTCCTTGCTGAAGCCGAAGTGGTGATCGAACCGACAGCCGGGGCCAAGCAACCCGTGCCAAGCGGGCACGGCACTTGCCAAGACGCCACGTAAACACGAGCTTGCGTTGCATGTCGCAACGCATGAAGGGAGGCGAGACACATGGCGCACAAGGTGGAAACCATGGCGTACCGGGGCGAGGTGCCCTGGCACGGACTCGGCAACCGCGTCGAGGACGGCGCGACCGCGAAGCAGATGGCGGTGGCAGCCGGCGTGGACGGGCTCATCATCCTCAAGCGGCCCCTGGTCGCTGGCCGTCCGAACCCGGACGCGGACCCGGAGTTCATCTTCGACAACCCGGTCGCCGGGCACTTCGGCCTGGTCCGGAGCGACAACGGCAAGGTGCTCGAAGTCGTCGGGTCCAAGTTCCAAGTGACCCAGCCCCGCGTGGCCGTCGATTTCCTGCACGAGTTCGTCTCGGCGGGCGATGCGACGATGGAGACCATGGGCATCCTGGACGAAGGCCGGCTCGTGTGGGGCCTAGCGAAGCTGGGCACCAGCGACGTCAAGCCGGGCGACGCGGTGAACGAGTACCTGCTCGTGGCCCTGCCGTACATGCTCGGCAAGGCGAACATCGTGAAGCGCGTCCACGAGCGAGTGGTCTGCCACAACACGTACACCGCCGCGTTGCGCGAGAACGGCGCGGAGTACCGGCTGTCCCACCGCCGGGCGTTCGGCGAACTGGAGCAGGCGGAGGCGCGGCACGTCCTGGGTCTCGCCCGGGAGCAGCTGGAGTCCGAGCGCGCCACGATGCGGGCCTTGGCCAACGTGACCATGGCCTACGAAGACGTGCTCAAGACGCTGGCCGGCGTGTTCGACCCGGACCTCGAAGTCGAGCCGGGCATGGACCTCGCCGAGAAGGGCAACCGGGCGATCAACAAGGTGATGATGGCCTACGCCACCGCTCCGGGCGCGGACCCGGGCACGGCGTGGGGTGCGTTCAATGCGGCCACGTACTACGCCGACCACGTAGCCGGCCGAAACCCAGATTCCCGGCTCCGGAGCGCGTGGTTCGGCCAGATGGCGAACGCGAAGGACGCCACGCTCGACGCCCTGCTAGTGGGCGCGGGCCTCAAGTGATCGAAGCGGCCGTGGGAACGGCGACCGACTATAGCGGCTTGGTGCTAGCTAACGAGCCGACAGCACCGGTCGCCGTGACCACAATTCTACGAATCGAGGTGACAACATGGGAGACCGCGCAAACGTGCGCGTGCAAGAGAATCATGCCGGAGACGGCGTGTATCTCTACACGCACTGGTGCGGCACGGAGCTTCCGGTGACCGTACAGCGCGCGCTCAAGCGCCGCTTGTGGTGGACCGACGCATCGTACTTGGCGCGCATCGTGTTCTGCGGCATGGTGGCCGGAGTCGAAGAAGAGGAGACCGGCTACGGGATCTCGCAAAACGTCGGCGACGGCGACGACCGCATTCTGGTGCTGAACGTACCCGAGCAGGTAGTGCGAGTCGGCAGGCGCACATACACGTTCGAGGAATTCGTGAACCTACCAGAAGAGCAGGTGGGGTGGTGACGTCATGATCCTGCGCATCGATCACCCGACGCTCTCGGAGAACCGCACCATCTTCACGAAGTCGGTGCGCCCGTCCCGTCCAGGTGAGAACGTGCTCAAGGCCGGGAGCGGGAACGACAAGATCGGCGGAAGCGTAATCCGCAAGGGTCGCTGGAAGGGCTTCAAGGTCTTGACGTGCGTGAACGAAGAGCGCAAGACGTGTCCGGCCACGTGCCCGCACCGCCGGGACTGCTACGGCAACAACATGCCGTTCGCAACTCGGTACGTGATCGATGGCACGTGGTACGAGAACGTGCGCCGACAACTCAACTACCTAAGCGGCACGCCTGTGGCGCTGCGGCTCAAGGTACTGGGCGACTTCTCCGGCATCGAGGAAGTGGCGTTCTGGATGCAGATGATGATGGCCCACAAGAATCTGCATGTGTGGGGATTCACAGCGCACACGAATCCGGCACGCCGAAAGCGTTACGCACAGACTACTGTGCGAGACCTACTCGATGCGCTAGGCAATGCGTACCCGGATCGTTGGCTGATCCGACACAGCGGAGCGGGTGACGTGCCATGGGCAGCGAACCCGGAAAGCAACCCCGTCGGCTTCAAGTGTCCGGCCAAGGACACGGGCCGACTGTGTGTGGACTGTGGTGCGTGCTGGGCAACCAGCAAGCCGGTCTGGTTCCCGAACCACTAGGGAGTAGGACGTGAGACTGCAACAGGTGATGGGCCTCCCGTTCAGCGTCCAGTGCTGCGTGTGCCAGCGCCACGTGCAGACCGATCGTGTGACAGTGTACGCCGACCTGGACGGGGAGCCGTTCAAGGCGTACGTGGAAGCGGCATGCGTGGAAGCGTACAAGCAGGCGGAAACGAGAAAGAAGGGATGCGCCCGCTTCGGCGTAGAAAAATAGAGCCAGCCCGCCGGGTGTCTGAGGCAGGACACAATTTGAGCGAACACCAGGAAAGCTAGCTAGTACTGGCAAGTAGCGGACGAGCCAACCCGGCATACAGCAACAACATCCGGGTCTTGACAACAAGGAGCCGACGTGCTATGATCAAGTACCTGTGGCACAAGTTCCGCACGCTCCTGGCGTGCGATGCCCTCCGCCGCATCCGTGTGTTCCTGGGTCTGCTCACGAAGGCCGACCGGTGCTGGCTCTACGAGCGCCGGCGTCGGGTGTTCAACCTTGGCCGCCCGCACGCGCACCCGGCGACGCTTCCGCCGGCGAAGCGGCATGGGCTGGGGAGGACGGGATGAACGTACCCATCTGTGCCGAGTGCAAGGTGCCCATGACCGTGGTAGGCAATGGCGTGACCCACTACTACGCATGCCCGAACTGCGGCGGCACCGAACAACTCCCGGTGTGCCGGTACTGTTACTGCGGCAAGGTGTCTATCCCCGCCATGATTGTGCGCGGTGGACGCCATGACGGGGCACGCACCGTCGAGTGCCCGTGCTGCCACGGTAACTGGCAAGCATGCGAGACGTGCTACGAGGACGACCAAAAGCCCCAGGTGTCCGAGGACGACGCCAGACTGGAGGATCGATGAACAGAGCAGCCAGTTCCGGGCGAGTCGGCTGGCACCGCATCGAGCGCATCGGGCAACTGCTGCTGGAGATCGACTGCGGCCTGCGGTGCCCCCGCTGCTTGCGTCGTGCGCCGTGTGGCCGTGACCATCGAGTACGCTGGGTCAACTGGGCACAGGTTCTGTTCTCCAAGTGGGAATGGTGAGCGTATGAAACTGAAGCGGTACGACATCAGTTGTTGCGAGGGGGCACGTCGTTACGATTGGAGTGACGTTCTGCTCCCGAGCGATGATGGCGATTGGTGCGATTATGAACAGGTCGCCGCCATCCTCGCCGCCAAGGACGCCGAGATCGCCGAGCTGACCGACGAGAACCGGGCGCTCAAGTCCGAGGTCGAGAGGCTGGAGGCCGAGGCGCGGAGACTGGAGGGGAGATGAAAGTAACAGTCAAGAAGCTAGATAGCGGATATTACCACGTTAGAGGCGTCGGACCCTGCAATTGGTCGCAGCCGCCGACATGGCCCTGCGATGAATCCACGATTCGCCAGCACGCCCACCCTGAATCCTCAGACGAGTTTATTGCTAGCGCCGCGCGCGTGCGGAGACTGGATGGGAGATGAACCCGAGGAACGAATTTCTAGTGGCGATGGCGCACAATTTCCTCCACGATTCATGCTTCCGCAACTGGTTGACAGAGTATCGGGCCGAGGAAATCGCTAATGCGTTGGAGGAACTCCTCGCCTTGCGCGAAGAGATCGCCGCCCGCCGCAAGGCCGACGAGGAGCCCTGTGAGCAGTGTGGTGGATCCGGCAAGGTCTGGCCGAGCGTGGAGGGGGAGATCGTTGTCGAAGAGTGCGCGTATCAGTTGCACACCGAAAGCATAGACGACGGGAATTGGGCTCTGGACATTGACGTCCCTGGGCCCGGGTTCTACCGCATCATCGTCCAGCCCATCGATAGCAAGCCGTGCCCATCGTAGTTGCGACCAAAGTCGGGAACCGTGTTCGTGTGTGCGTCGATGGTCTGGCGGCGCTCACGTGGTGGCTCGACAAGCACCAGATCGAAATGCACTGCGAGATTGCGGCGACGTGCCAGTGCGGCGCTGCAGACTGTCTACCGTGCGCAGTGGCAAAGGCGACACAACGAAAGGACCAGGAAACATGAGCGGAACCAAGCGCGGAGTGGACACCGAGTACCGTGGCGACGACAACCACATCTACTTCAAGCCCAAGTACGAGATCGGCGTGGAAATCCACAGCACCCAGCCACGAAACGTCGTCTTGAAGGCGTTCCTGGAGCGCGTGTTCGCAGCGGCGTCCGGAATCATCCACACGACGGACATCGTGGATGTGCCGCAGACCGACGGAATCGTAGCCCGTCGATGTGACGAGTTGCGCGCCTTACCGGCGAGTGTTGGCTATGTCATCGTAGCCGACACCAGTGATAAATCTCGACAACAGGTTCTCACTGCGTACAGGACAACGCTGATCCACGCGCTAGGCCACAAGTACGCGGTCGTGGACGAAAGCCGAATTCGCGGTGTCTTGAAGTTCACAGCACAATCAGGCCCCGACGGCAACAACGTCAACATCGACACCGCGACTGGCATCTTCAACCCGGCGTTGCCCCTCATGCCCTGGCGCATCGTGCGCAGCAACGGCTCCGCCTCGGTACGAATGGCTGGGCGCAAGATGTGGGCGGTGTGGAATCCCAAAACCGGTGTCGGCTACTTCACGGGTTTCAAGCCCACGGTTCAGACTCCGATGCGCGTGATGGAACTGCCGGACTAGCACCCGTGCGTCCATAGTACTGGGTACTATGTATTATATCTACTAGTACCCAGTACCAAGATACAAGCCAAGTTACAACCAAGTAACAAGATACAAGCAAAGTTACACAACAAGCTACTAGCTAGCTTACCCCAAGTACCCATGTCCCAGGAGGGCCTCATGTGCCCAGGTGGTCTTTCGAGACACGGTTGCCGGATGCTCCGGCAGATGGCGGCGATGCGTCCCCAGGAGTACGCCCCGACGTGCTATGGCCCAGACGGGCGGCTCCTGGCGAACGACGACGACCTCAAGGTCTTCGAGCGATCAGTCCTCCAGGTCGTGACGGGCGTGGACCCGGCGGAGGTCAAGCGAATCGAGCGCCTCCTGGCGGAGGCGGAGAAGGAGGACAAGCACGATGGACAGGTGTGAGGCACAGGCTGAGATCCGACGCGCGTTCCTGCAGGCGTGTCAGGAGCGGTCCGACATTAACGAGCACCTCCCGATGCTGTACTACTTGGCCATGCAGTGTACTGACATCGTGGAGTTTGGAGTTCGATTCGGGGTATCGACGCTTGCGTTCATGGCAGCCCTGCTGAATCGGCCGGGGGCGTGGTACTCCGGCGTGGACTTGGTGCTGACGTCGCCGGCGCAAGGGATCGTGGCGCGTGCTGTGGAAGCTGGGTGCCACGCCAAGCTTTACCAAGACGACTCGCGCCATGTTGACTTCACGACCGATCCTGACCTGCTGTTCATTGACTCGGACCACACGTACGAGCAGATGCGGGCGGAACTTCGGTACGCGGATCGTGTGCGCAAGTACCTTGTCATGCATGACACGCTGTGGGCAACGGACATGAACCGGGCAATCGAAGAGTTCCTGGCCGAACACCCGGAATGGGTTCCCGTCTACAAGACGGGGCGGAACAACGGTCTCACCGTACTGGAGCGGCAGCATGACGCCGATGCGAGTACGTGACGTGCCCCCAGGAGGGCGGTTTCGGTACCGTGGACAACGGTACGTGCGGGCCACGCCGGAGCAACGGGCCGGGCATCCGGCCGCAGTGCGCATGCGGACTGGGTGCGTGGTGCTGGCGTACACGGACAACCGGGCGCACACGCCGTGCGCGTTCCTAGCCGGCGTGTGGGTGCGAGGGGAGGATGAGTGTGCGTAAGGCGTTGGCAGGGCTGCAGATCCTGTTCATCGTCATGTCCGTGCTGTGGTTTCTTGTGATCCCAGCAATCAGGAGTTGACTTCTTGCGCTGGAGGTGGTAGAATTGAATCTGCGTCGTGGTTTCCGGACTGTTGGCTGGGAAGTACTTGGGGGCCTAATCCTCGCCGGCACGGTCCTGGCAATGGTTGTTGTGTTCGTTGCATTGCCGGTCGCTCTCGTGTACGTGATCGGCCACTTCATCGTCAAGTTCTGGTAACCGGGAGGTACCACGTTGGCTGACCTGATCAAGTTCCCGTTCGAGCGGGAAATCGAGCGTCGTGCGGCGGAGG